GATCGAGGGCGTGGTGCGCCAGGCCATCAACGACGACACCGCGGTGGCGATCGACACCGTTCTGATCGACGCCAATCCGGCGACCACGGTTCGGCCGGCCGGCTTGCTCAACGGCATTTCGGGGCTGACGCCATCCGCCGCAGCGGCGAGGATAGACAAGATCATTGCGGACATTAGCGCATTGATGGCGCCGATCATCGCCGCACGCGGCGGTCGCGACCTGGTGCTATTGTGCAATCCCGCGCAAAAGTTGTCGATGAGTTGGGCGGTGACGCCGATGGGGCAATTCATCTTCCAGGATGGCGAGCTCGCATCGCGCGGGCTTACGGTGGTTTCCTCGACCTCGATGCCGGCCACGCAATTGGTGATGATCGACGCCGCGGATTTCGCCTCGGTAACCGGCGATAGTCCGCAGTTCGATGTCTCGGACGTGGCGACGATCCACGAGGAAGATACCACGCCGCTGGCGATCGGCACCGCCGGCGCGCCGCCGACCGTTGCCGCACCGGTTCGCTCGCTCTGGCAAACCGCCTCGATCGGCATCCGCATGATGCTCGACATGAACTGGACCATGCGGCGCGCCGGGATGGTTTCCTGGATGACCGGCGTCACCTGGTAGGGAGTGCAAACATGGCAGACGACAAACACAAGCATGTGGCCGACCACGACCACGACGCCGCCGAAAAAAACCGCAAGGTTGCCGAACAAGCGGCGGCGGCATCCGCACCGCCTAAATTCACGCCGGAACAACTGGCAACGCCGGCGCTCTCGATGATCGGCTATCGGCAGATGTATATCATTGTCGGACCCTATCGCGGCAACGTGTTGACAATGCCGGATGCCGAGGCGGAGGATGCCAAGGATAGCCATTGGGCGGTGGAAATGGAAACCGTCGCGCCGCCTTATGATGCCTCAAAGCCGCGCGAGCACGACCACGAATTGACCGAGGAAGATCGCAACTATGCGATCGAGGCGGCCAACGCCTGGGCGGCCAAGGTCAACCTGCCGCCGGAACCGCCACCGGACCCGCCGATCGCGCGGCGCGTAGGTGGCGAGCGCCGGTGAGCCTCGCCACGCGCATAATGGATGCCTTCCGCGGTAAAGCCGCGGAGGGCGAATACCGGCCAGGGCCTTATCCGTTGATCTCCGGCGGCGTGCTGCCGGACGCCTGGGGCCAATATGCCAATTTTTGGCAAATGGGCTATCCGCCGCAAGGGATCGGCGGGTTCGGTTCCTGTTCGGCAATGGTCGAAGCCTGCGTTTCGGCCTATGCGCAGACCATCGCGCAATGCCAACTCAACCATTGGATCGACCTCGGCAATGGCGGCCGGCAGCGTGTCACCAACTCGGCACTGTCGCGGGTGCTGCGGGCGCCGAACGACTACCAGACGGCAAGCGATTTCATTCTCAACGCGGTGCGCTCGCTCTACCTCGACGGCAATGCCTATGCGCTGGCGCTGCGCAACGATCGCTATGAGGTTTCATCGCTGCATCTGATGCGGCCGAATTACTGCTACGCCGAGCCGGTCATGGGCGAAGTCTTTTATTCGCTCGGCGGCAACACCATCATCAATTCCAGGCTCGACGCGCTCGGGTTCGAGCCGCTGTCGGCGGTTCCGGCGCGTGACGTGTTTCATGTGAAACTGCATTCAAGCTGGAACTATCTGCGCGGCGAGACGCCTTTGACCGCGGCGGCGCTGTCGCTCGCCGCCGGCAATGCCGCGCTGTCGCAACTCGGCACCTTCTACCAGAACCAGGCGCGGCCAGGCGGCACCCTGCAAACCGACTTGAACCTGACCGGCGAACAGGTGACGCAATTGCGCACGCGCTGGGAGGAACAATCAAAAGGGCTCAACGCCGGCGGCACGCCGATCCTGACGCATGGGCTGAAATTCGAGCCGATCACCGTCAACGCCGCGGACGCGCAATTCGCCGAAACCATGAAATATAGCGATCAACAGATCTGCCAGGTCTTTGGCATCCCGATGGCGATCATCGGCTCGGAAGCGCAACCGATGGGCTCGACCGAGGCGTTGATGGCGTTCTGGATCTCGAAGGGCCTGGGGTTTGCGCTCAACCAGGTCGAGCTCGCGATCGATCGGCTGTTTGGGCTGTCGAAGATCGACGGCGAATATTCGGAATTCGACACCACCATTTTGATGCGCTCGGCGTTCAAGGACCGCATGGACGCGCTGACCAAGGCGGTGCAGGGCGGGATCTATTCGCCGAACGAGGCGCGCGCGCTGGAAAGCCTGCCTGCCGCCGAGGATGGCGACGAACCGCGGGTGCAGCAACAGGTGGTGCCGCTGTCGGCCTGGGATCAGATGCCGGCGCCGAGCGCGCCGAGCTCGCTGGCCAAGCCGGCCGCGGATCCGGAAAGCGCGGCCGAGGATGCCGCGCCAGGCGACAGCGAAATCGCCGGCAAGATGGCCGAGGTGACCAGGGCGCTGGAAGCCTTGCGCGGCACCATCGATGAATATGGCAACGTGGTGCGGCTGCCGGGGCCGCCTGGCGATCCCGGGCCGCCGGGACCGCCGGGAGAGCCGGGATATGGCGGGCGCGCCTGTGGGCTCTACAACGCCGCCGCGGCCTATCGTGCGATGGACGTGGTTTCCTTCAACGGCAGCGAATGGCGGGCGATCGTGGACAACCCTGGAACCTTGCCTGGGCCGGATTGGATGCTCGGCGCCAAGGGCGCGCGGGGCAAGCGCGGCGATCGCGGGCCACCTGGCGAGGTGAGGGCCACGGCATGAGTTCCATTGTCGCGGCAAGCCTCGACCGCGCGGCGTTGCCGGCCGGCCTGTTGCCGATCGCCAAGTCGCATCTGCGGGTAGATGGAACCTATGACGACGCGTTCATTACCGACATCCTGGCGCGGTCGATTGCCTGGTTTGAGCGGGTGACCAATGTGAGCGTTAATCCGGTGACCTGGACCTGGGCGCCGGATCAAACCGATTTCGTCGCCGGTGCCGCTGTGGTGCCGGTGTCGCCGGTCAACACTTTCACGGTGAAGGATGCCAGCGCGGCCGACATATCGAGCGGCTACCTGATCGAAACCATGTCGCAGCACGGTGTCGGGCTGTATTCGATTGTCGGCACCTTCGTTTCCGGCATGAAGGTGACGCTGGTTTCCGGCTATGCCTCGATCACGGCGCTCGATCCTGGCATCACCGACGCGGTGCTGCGCTACACCGGCCACCTCTATGAGAACCGCGAAATCATGGTGCTCGGCACCGACACGCAAACGCCGGGATGGCTGACGGACGTGATCGCCGGCTATTGGATGCCGAAAGTATGAAATCGGTCGAGGTGTTCAGGGATTTTGACTATCACGCCTCGCCGCGCAAGACGGTGCGGTTTCACGCCGGCGTGACTTATTCTCGCGTGCTGGAAGCGGCTGCGGTCGCGATCGAGCGCGCGGGCGCCGGCCGCGTCGTAGGACAAGCCGGCGCGGCCGGTTCGATCATCGATGCAAGCCATGCCTTCCGGCCTGGCATTTGGAGGGTAAAGCCATGACGGACCTCGTAGTCGTACCGGCGAGCGTGCTTGCCGGCGCCAATGCACAGCGCGCCGCCGGCACCGCCGGCGTTGCCATCACCGCGGGCCAGGCGATCTACCTGGATCCGGTCACCAACCGCTATCTGTTGGCCGACAACAACGCGGTCGACGTCAATGCGCGGAAACCTACCGGGATCGCGCTCAACAACGCCGCGCCATCGCAACCGATCAATCTGTTGACCTCGGGCGACATCACGATCGGCGCGGCGGTCACCGCCGGCACCGATTATTTCCTGTCCGGCGCGCCAGGCGCGATCTGCCCGCGCGCGGACGTGGTCGCGACCATGAACGTGACGCTGATCGGGCTGGCCAAATCGGCCACCGTGATCGCGGTCGATATTCAATCATCGGGCGTCACGCTGTAGATCATGCCTGGCAACCTCGGCCGCGTTAATCTTGCGCAAGTCTCAGGCGCCGGATCCTTCAAATACCGCATGACCTTTGCGGCGCGCGACACCGCGAAGGACGACTACGGCAACACCACCGGCACCTGGACCGATCGCTTCACGCTGTGGGCCAACATCATACCTAGGCTCGGCGGCGAGGCGGTGATGGCGGCGCGGCTGTCCGGAATGCAACCGGTGATCATCCGCGTGCGGCAATCGCCGGACACCGACCAGATCACCACCGATTGGAAGGCGACCGACGAAAAAGGCAGATCCTACAATATCCGCACCACGGTGGATCCGCTCGCCGGCGAGGGCGAGGCGGGCAAGTATTACGACATGATGGCCGAAACCGGGGTAGCGGTGTGAGTTATTCCGATCCTTCGCTGCAGATGCAAAAGGCGATCGTGGCCTGGCTCGCTAACGATCCGGTGGTGGATGCGCCGGTATTCGACGCGGTGCCAGGCAATGCGGTCAAGCCTTACATTTCGTTCGGGCCGTTCCAGGCGCTGCCGGAGCATGGCGATTGCCTCGACGGCGGCGAGATCTTTATCACGCTGGACTGCTGGGCCAACGGGCCGGATACCGTCGAGGTGAAGCGGCTGACCGCGGCGGTGGCGCGCTCGCTCGATCGTGCGCCGATGGTGCTGGATTATCCGCAGCGCATGGTCGAGATGGCGGTCGAACAGATCCAGTATATGCGCGACCCTGACGGCATCACCGCACACGGCGTCGTCACCGTGCACGCCTTTACCGAGCCAACAGACTAAACCAGGAGAGATCAAGATGGCCCAAGCAACTACCTATCCGTTTTCAAAGTTTCTGGTGAAAGTCGGCGACGGTGGTTCGCCGGAAGTATTCACCGATCCCTGTGGCCTGACCTCGCGCGGTTTTACGCGCGCGGCCAACATGAACGACACCAACATTCCCGATTGCGCCGCGCCGGACCTGCCTAGCTGGCTCGGCCGTGACGTGGTGAGCTATCACGCCTCGATCGCCGGCACCGGCGTGGTCGCACACGAAAGTTTCTCGACCTGGGAAAACTGGTGGAATGCATCCGCCACGCGCAACATTCGGATCGAGCTCGGCAATCCCGTCGAATTCGCCTGGATCATGCCGGCCAAGATAAGCGATTTTTCGATCACCTCGGAGCGCGGCAAAAAGGTCGAAATGACGGTGGCGCTGGTGTCTGACGGCGCGGTAGTGCCGCAGACGGTGCCATAGTGGACGGCATAGTCACGCTGGAACATTGGGGCGAGCCTGTCGATTTCCGGCTAGGGATCGGCGATTGCCGGCAACTACAGGAAGCCATCAACCGGCCGCGGATCGAGCTCGGGCTGACCGCGCTCGGGCCGACCTCGTTGATCCGGCTTTTGGTCACCGGCGATGCCTGGCCGCATGAGGTGCGCGAGATCTTGCGGCTCGGCCTGATCGGCGCCGGCATGAAAAGCGATCGCGCGCTGGTGCTGGTCAAGCGCCATGTCGAGCCGGCCGGACAATGGAAGGAAGCCTGTGCGATGGCCGCCACCGTGCTCGGCGCCGCGCTGTACGGGCCGCCCGACGATCCAGTGGGAAAAGAGACAACGCCGGCGGCGCCGGATCCGCCGGCGACGACGAGCCAATCCGGTTCTCTCAAATCTACGGGCTCGGTGCTGCAATAGGATTGGCACCGGACGCGGTGGATCGCGCCACGTTCTGGCAATTCGCGGCCTGCGTCGACGGTTGGAACGCGGTTCACGGCGCCGAGCCGAAACCGCAGGCGCCGACCGATGCCGAATTCGACGCGATGATCGAAGCCTCGGCGGAACTAGAGGTGAACAGTGGTCAATAAGAGCGTCGAAGCCTTCCGCAAGCTGACGCTCGACATGCAACGCCAGATCTTGACCGACGCGGTGGCCGAGCTCAACGCGCAAGCCGACCAACTGGTCACCACCATGAAAAGCGTCGTCAAGCACGGGCCGACCGGCGACCTCGGCAACTCCATTCGCAAGCAACCGGGATCCAAAGTCACGATCGTGCGGGTGATGGCCGGCGGCGCCACCACCACGCATCCCGGCCGGCACGGCAAGCCGGCTTTCGATTATGCGCGCGCGGTCGAATTCGGCACCGTGCACAATCCGGCCGAGCCGTTCTTTTTCCCGACCTTCCGCTTGATGCGCAAACCGATGCGCTCGGCCATGCGCCGCAAGATCACCGCGCGCGTCAAACAATACTCGGCCGAATAACATGGCAGACAACACCGCAAGCCTGGTTGTCGCGCTCTCGGCGCAACTCACCAAGTTTGAAGCCGACATGAAAAAGGCCGGCGTGCTCGCCGACCAGGGCGTCAGCGACATCGAGAACAAGTTCTCGAAGATGTCGCCGAAAATCTCCACCTCGTTTTTCGGCAATTTGTTTTCCAACCTGGCAACCCGCGGGCTCGACCTGGCGGTCAAGGCGGTCACCGAACTGATCGACCGTTTTGGCGAGTTGGAAAAGGTGGCGAAATACGCCGACCTGTCGCTCAATTTCATCTATGGCCTGCAGGAAGTCGGATCGAAAGCCGGTGCGGCGATCGGCGACATCAATACCGCGGTGAAAGCGGTGGCGTTTTCGCTGGATGAGATGAAGCGCGGCGGCGACAACGCCTTAAAAACCTTGCTCGACGCCAACCCGCAATTCCTGAAAGGCGTCAACCGCGATGCACTGACCTTGACGCAAACGCTCGGCATCGTCTCCAACATCATCCGCGAGGCAAAGAACGAAATCCAGGCGATCGACATCGCCAAAAACCTCGGCATACCCGACAGCGCGGTGAAGGCGATGCAAGCCTATGGCGGCGATCTCGCCAAAGCCGCCGACGCCGCCGGCAAGATGGCGCCGGATTTGCAGAAGCTCGCCGATGTCAACAAGCAATTCGGCGAGCTATTCACCGCGGTATGGAACGGCATCAAGACCGAAATTGTCGATGGCGTGATCCCGGAATTCAAAAAGGCGATCACCGATCTGATCCAATGGATGGAATGGCTACAAAAAGCCTTTGTTGGCGGGCCGCTCGACATGACCAACGCGATTTCATCGCTCAAACAATTTGAATTGCGGATGAACACGCCGGCGCAAGTGCCGACCCGCGTGCAAGTCACCGGCGGCACCGCTGGCACCGCGGCCGATCCGTTTGCTCATAAGGCGACCGGCGGCGACACCGCGTCGGCCTATGAGCGCGAAACCAACGCGATCAACAAAGAGATCGCGACCATGCAGGCGCAAAACGCCACGCTGGGCGAAAGCGCACACGCGCAAGAGGAATACCGCGTTCAACTGGTGCTATCTGAGAAGGCGGCGCAAGACGGCAAGGAATTCACGCAAGCCTTGAATGATGAAATTGCGGTCACCGCCGAGCGCGCCGCTACTGCCAAGCAGGCGCTCGCCGAACATACTTTTGCAATCCAGCGGCTCAACTCGGCAAGCCAGCAAGTCGGATCCGCGCTATCGACCGCCTTTGCCGACGCCATTGTCGAGGGCAAATCGCTTAATGACGTGGTGTCGAGCCTGATCAAGACGCTGGAAAAAGCCGCGATCAACGCGCTGGTGATGAACCTGTTCACGCCTGGCGCCGGCGGCACCACGGCGCCATTGCTCGGCGCGCTCGGCATTGGGCACGCCGCCGGCGGCACCGACTTTGCCCGCGGTGGCCTGACCCTGGTCGGCGAGCAAGGGCCGGAACTGGTCAATCTGCCGCGCGGCGCGCAAGTGATCCCCAATGATGTCGCGCGCAACATGAGCGGCAACAGCGGCGCGATCGTGTATTCGCCGGCGATCGACGCGCGCGGGGCCAGCGTCGAGGCGGTGGCGCGGCTCGCCGCGGTCATGGAAGCCGATCGCGCCTCGTTTGCATCGCGCACGGTGGCCACGATCCAGATGGCGCGGCGCGGCAGGGTTCCGGGGCTGTGAGAGTGGTCACCTGGCTGAAATGGTTTCGGGTTCTGGACCAAAACGATCGCGTGCAAGCTGTTTGTGAAACCTTAACCGAGGCGCAAGCCTACATAGCAAATCAACCGCCATGACCATCACCTATCCCGTCGATCTGCTGGCCGGTTTCCCTGGCTGGGCCACCGGCTTTAGCCTGCGCTGGCGCCAGGAACAATCGACGCTCGCCTCGGGCCGCGTGCTGGTCAAGGACATGGGCTCGCCGCTCTGGACCATGCGCGCGGCCACCAAGCCGCTGTCGCCGAACAACCTCGACCAATGGCGCGCGCGGCTCGCCTCGCTGGAAAACGGCCTGCAGACCTTTACCGCCTATCCGACATCGCGCTGCTACCCGATCGCCTATCCGCGCGGCACCTGGCCGACCGGCGCGACGTTCTCGGGTATCTGCGTTTTGAGCGCGATCAACAGCAATCGCAAGGCGATCACGCTGCAGGCGTTGCCGGCCGCCTTCAAGCTGTCGGTCGGCGACTACATCGCAATCGGAACCGACCTGCATCAAGTGATGGAACAAGCGGTCGCCAACGGCTCGGGCGTCACGCCGGAATTCGAGATCCGCCCCTCGCTGTGGCCTGGTGTCACCGCGCCCAATCCTAACGTCACGGTGAAACAGCCGGCCTGCGTGATGGCTGTTATGCCGGGATCGGTGGTGTCGGATGCGCAAACTACGGGATGGGGCTCGATCTCTTTTAGCGCAATGGAAGCGCGGCTATGAGGGATATATCCGCGGCAAACTTGACCGCGTTGCAGGACCGCCGGTTGATGCCGCGCGATTTCATCTGGTTCGTGGTGAAGGATCGCGCCACCGGCGCCGCGGTCACCGATGGTTACTGGTCGGACATTGGTTCGATCGATGCCGCGATCGTTGATCCCGACACCGGCGGCACCACAACGCGGACCTGGGCCGGCGCCGGAAGCCTGATTTCGATTTCCGATATTCCGCTGGTATCGACGCTGACGGTGCAGAACATCACGGTGACGCTGTCGCAAGTCGCCGATCGCGTCAACAACCTGGTGCGCGGCTACGAGTGCAAGCAGGGCCGTGTCGAAATCTACCGCGGGCTGTTCGATCCCCAAACGCGGCAAATGGTGGCGCCGGCCACGCCGCGGTTTGTCGGCACCATCGATGAGGCGCCGATCACCACGCCGGCCGAGGGGCGCGATGGCGACGTGTCGCTGTCCTGTACGTCAAACACCGTCGAGCTCACGCGCTCTAATCCCGACACGCGCTCGGATGCCAGCCAAAAACTTCGCAATCCGGCCGATGGCTTTTTCAACGACGCCGCGGTGGTCGGATCCTGGTCGCAATTCTGGGGCCAGGACGGCGGGCCGGTGCGATCGGTCGAGGCGGGCTATCTGTTCTGGCGCGGGAAGATGCTGGCAAAATGATCCGACCCGCGGTCATGCTCGACAAGCCGCGGGTGATCCGGCTGTTGCAAAACTCAAGAGGCGGCGCCGGTTTCGACCAGGCCGAGGCGGCCACCGGCTTTCAATTTGATTTCGATCCGGCCTATGCCGAGCGGCTGTTCGTCACGCACCTCTTGATGCCCAACATGCTTTGCCTGGTGCTAGAGGCGGACGCTGCGCCGCAAGGCGTGTTGATGGCGGTGGCAAGCGAGCATCCCTTTGGTCCGGTGCGGCTCGCCACCGAAACGCTGTGGTGGATCGAGCCGGACTATCGCGGGCGCAACGCGGTGAGGATGCTCGAAGCCTTCGAGGATTGGGCGCGCGGCCAGGATTGTGATTATTCCGGCATGGCCGGCATGGGCGCCTCGCCGCAGGTGGCGCACCTCTATGCCAGGCGCGGCTATCGCGCCGCCGAACTGCATTTCCTGAAGGCGCTATAACGTGGCAATCTTCACCGCGCTCGCCACCTTCCTGTTGGCCGGGACATTCCTGGCGGGCTCGGCGCTCGCCACCGGCGCGCTGGCGCTCGGGCTCGGGCTCGCCACCACGGTCGGCGTGTCCTATGTGATGAAGGCGCTGGCCGGCACGCCGGCGACACCGGCCGCCCAAGACAATTTCGGCACGCAAGGCAATCTCGCCGCCGGCGGCGACATTCCGCGATCGTTCGGCCTCGGCTACCACGCCACCGCGGGCTCGCTGGTGTACGCCAATTATTGGGGCCACGCGGGGCTGACGCCGAACGCCTATCTCACCCAGGTGATAGCGGTTTCCGATCTGCCAGGCGAACAACTGATCGAGGTGTGGGTAAACGGCGAAAAGGTGACGCTGGACTACAGCCAGGTTGATCCGGCTCTCGGGGTAGGCATTCTCGAATATGCCAAGGCCGGCGCGCAACATCTCTGGATCCACTATTACAATGGCACGCAAACCGCGGCCGATCCGTTTCTGACCAGTCTGGTATCGTCGGCCGATCGTCCCTATGGAGCGGATCGGATCGGGGCCGGCGTTGCCTATGTGATCATGACGTCGTTGGTCGAGGATACCTTGTTCAAGGGGTTCCCGACCTTCAAGTTTGTTTTGAGCGGCATCCCGCTTTACGATCCCTCGAAGGATGACACCAACGGCGGTAGTGGATCGCACCGCTACAGCGATCCCTCGACCTGGGGCGGCGACGGCGACCAATTGCCGGCGGTGCAAGCCTACAACATCTTGCGCGGCATCAAGTACAACGGCGCATGGTTGTACGGCCTGCAAAACATGACGAGCGCGGCGCGGCTGCCGGCGGCGAACTGGAACGCGCAGATCGCCAAGTGCCGCGCGCTGATTGCGAGCTCGACCGGATCCGAGCCGAGCTATCGCAGCGGCGGCCAGGTCAATGTGGACACGCAACCGGCTAACGCGATCGAGGCAATCTTGACCGCGTGCCAGGGCCGGCTTTCGGAAATCGGCGGTTTCTACAAAATCCATTTGGGCACGCCCGACAGCGCGGCGTTTTCCTTCACCGACGCCGACCTGCTGTCGAGCGAGCAACAGACTTTCCGTCCGTTTTTCTCGCTGGCCGACAGTGTCAACGGCATCCAGGGCACCTATCCGGATCCGAGCCAGGGCTGGAACAGTGCCACCGCGCCGCCGCTCTATCGCACCGATTTGGAGGTGCGCGACGGCAACCGGCGCTTGATGGCGTCGCCGCAATTCGATTTCGTGCCGTATCCGGAACAGGTGCAACGGCTGCAAAAATCGGGGATCGAGGAAAGCCAGCGCGCACGCACGCACGTTTTGCCATTGCCGCCGGCCTATTGGGTAGTCGAGCCTGGCGATGTCGGCACCTGGTCGAGTTTCCGCAACGGCTACACCAACAAGCTATTCCGCGTCGATCATGTGGTCGATCGCGCAAACCTCGACATGGTGCTGGCGGTCACCGAGGTGGATCCGGCCGATTATTCCTGGGATCATACCGTCGACTACACCGGCGTTTCCACCGGCGTCACCGTCATACCGCGGCCACAACCGCAAGGCGTGATTGACTGGTATGCCGAGGGGACGGTGCTGTATGACGCGGACGGGCTCGGCCGTCATGCCGCGATCCGCATTGCCTGGGATGGTACGCTCGATGGTGTGGTCGGCGTGCAATACGAGGTGCGGCTGTCAGCGGACCTGTCGAGTGTTACCCGTGGCCGCACCGATCAACTCGCCGCCGGCGCGCTGATCATTTCGCAAGGGATCATCGAACAGACCGCCTACCAGGTGCGCGGGCAATATCTGCCATCGTCGCCGCGCGACATGCTGTGGTCGGATTGGCTCGACGTGGTGACGCCGGCGCTGCCGGCGGTGGATATTCCGGCCTGGATCGCGGTCCAGGTCACCACCGTGATGGACTACCTAAACGACCGCTTGGAGGAAATTCACCAACGGCTCTCGACCGTTACCGGAACCTCAAATCAACGCAACTGGCTCGACCTCAAGGACGTGCGCTCGCAACTGTCGAGCCGATCGGATGCCGCGTTTGCCGAGATTGCCCGCGTCGAAACCGTGTCGACCTCGAACGACAGTGCGATGGCGAGCGACATCGAGACACTGACAACCACGGTCGGCGACAACTCGGCGGCCATCACCGTCAACGCCACCGCGATCGCAACGCTCGACAGTTACGCTGCCGCGCAATATTCCGTCACGCTCGATGTCAACCACTACGCTACCGGCTTTGAACTGATCAACGGCGGGCAGGGCGTCTCGGCCACGATCTTTACAACCGACAAATTTCTGGTGGCGGCACCGGGCACGGCGGGCGGATTGCCGACGCCGATCTTTACGGTCGCCAATGTCAACGGCTCGGCCAAGGTCGCAATTCGCGGCGATATGTATGTCGATGGCACCATTGCCGGCTCGGCGATCATATCCGGCTCGATCACGGCAACCCAGATTGCCGCCAACTCGATCACCGCCGACCGCCTGGTGACCGGCACCATCACAAGCGACAGCGGCAAGATCGGCGCGCTATCCGTCAAAAGCCTGAGCCTCGGCGATGCCTCGGTAGTGGTGCCGGTGGCGGAAACCCGCGGCGATGCAATCGGCTCGACCGCGGGCGCCTATACGCCGGTAAGCTCGGTCAATATGTCGATCGACACCACCGGGCTGGCGGGCAAGGTGATTTCGATCATTGCCGGCTGGACCGGCCAGATGGGCTACAGTGGCAGCGGCGCCAATCCGGCGGCACAATTGGTGATCGACGGCGCCGTGATCCAGACTGTGCAAGTCACCAACAGCCAGGACAGTGGATTGACATTGACGGGATCGCGGGCGTTTTCGGCCGGCGGTGGTGTCGAAAATCACAGCATCGTTTTGCAATATGCCTCGGGGCCGACCGGCGGGCCGCAACTGTTGGCGCGAACCTTGTGGGCGATGGCGGGCAAGCGATGAAAAAGTTTTTTGTGTATTACCGCACCGATGACGGCGAGATTATCGGCTGGACCACCGGCCACGACCCGATAGCGCCGGACGGATACGCGCTCGCCGGCCTTGCCGAGCCGTTCGATCCGGATCCGCAAACGCAAAAGATTGATCCCGCAACCGGCGGGCTGGTGCCAAAGACGGCGGCCGAACGCGCCGCCGCAACGCCGATGTTCCGGTTGACGCCGATCATATGAGGGTGAAGCCATGAGTTTACCTGTCTATTCAACCGGCACAGTTTCGGTCGCCGCCGGCGATACCGTGGTGACATTGGCCGGCGGTATGTGGTCGGGCACCAACGTCAAGCAGGGCGATTTCATTTCGATCGCCAACTCGGCCGCAATGTTGATCACCGAGGTGACCGATGCCTCGCATCTGAAAATCGCGCCATGGCCAGGTGCGGCGCAGACCGCGGCGGCCTACCAGATTTTTCAGAACTATGTCGGCCGCGTCGTCGGCGTGGCGGCGGCGGAAGATGTCGGCGTGATGCTGGAAAAGCTGCATACCGATGGCTTGCCTTTTATCGTCGGCAGCACCGAAACCGCGCCGGATCCGTCATATGGCGATGAGGGCCAACTGGCTTTCAAACCGTCAACCGGGCAATGGTGGATTAAAAGCGGTGGCGCCTGGGTGCCATCCTATGGCCTGTCGGCAATCGGCTATGGCGGCACCTCGGCAACATCGGTCTTGATCGGGCTGTCGCCGCCGACCAAGGTATTCACCACGCAAGCGCAACTCGCCTATAATGGCGCGCGGGTGCGGGCGGCGAGTGCGGCCAATCTCAACAATTTCATGGAAGGCGTTGCGAGCTATTCCGGCACCACGCTGACCATGACGGCGGACACGGTTTCGGGTGCCGGCACCTTCGCCGATTGGTTGTTTTCGATCGCGGGCCAGAAGGGTGCCACCGGGCCGGCGGGGCCGACCGGCGCCAGCGGCGGCACATTTCCCGACGCGCCGAGCGATGCGGTGTTGTACGGCCGCAAGAGTGTCAGTGTCGGCGGTCAGATCGCCTGGGCCGCGGTGCCGATCCCGCCGGCAACCGCGCAAGTGTTCCGGCCGGAAGATTTCGGCGGCGGGGCCGCGGTCGCCAACAATGCCACCGCGTTTCAGAACCTCGCCGCGGCGGTGCGCGCCGCCGGTGGCGGCGTGATCCAATTGCAGCCAAATAAAACCTATGTGGTTTATCCGAGCGACCCGGCGGCCGGCTTTTATACGCTGATGGACCTAAGCAACACCAACGGCGTGGTTTTCGATTCAAACGGCGCGACGATTAGTTGTCCGAGCCTCGGTTTCAGCAATGCCGGCGACATCACCATCACCGTTTTGTATTTCAAGAATGCAACCAATTATTTCATCAACGGCCTGCGTCTTGCACAGCCGAACTATCCGACCCAAAGCCTGCTGCGAGGGTTCATCGCGGTGCAAAACCATAATACCGTGATCAATGCGCTGATTTGCAACTTGACCATGATCGGCGGTCGCGCCGGGCTATGGAACACCCGCGACCAGGGCCTGGCGTTCAGTTCGCTCGGACACGGATTGACGCTGTTAAATGCGGATTTTCAAAACGTCGGCTATCCGCTGTCGTTTCAAAAAAACATGAATAATTTTGTCGGCCGCGGCATCAAATCGCGCGGCGCCTATCGCTGCTATTTTCCTTATAATGTTTGCCAGCACGACGTGCAGATCGAGAGCGATGCCAGTGGCGCGGGCCAGGACTGCATGATCAATAATTCGTATGATGCGTCCGAGAGCCTCCCGCACAATACCATAAGCAACATCAAGCTGGATTATGTTTGCCGGCCAAATGATCCCGGTTGGACGGCGCCGAACGCCTTCACCTGTATTTCGTTCCAGACCGGCGGCGGCAGCACTGAAGGTAAAGCCATCATTCGCAACATCGATTTGCGGGTGAATATCGACAACCAGGTGGCAAACACGCCGACCACCGTCCTGACGATACTCAACCAGACCACCACGCCAAAAAACCGGATCCTGGAAAATGTTCACCTGACCGGATCCTATTCCGTTTATGCGACGACCGCCGGCAATTGGCTCGACCTGTTCAACGACAAGGATTGGACGGGCGACCAGGTTGTCAATTTTGCGGTCGAAAATTTCGATATATCGTCGGCGAGCTCGAACTTGGCGATCTTGATGGACGGGCGCGCCGTCAACGGGCCGCTGGTATTTCGCAACATAAGCCAGGCCGATGGCGCCAACAGTTCTTTTGTCGGCACCAACATGGCCAACGCCAACCGTTTTATCGTTGCCGAAAATGTCCCATGGTCGAAGGGCCTGCAAACCGCCGGCACCGGACTAGGCCGGGTATCGGTGTTCGGGGCGCAACTCACGATCCCGCCAACGGGAACCAACGGGCTGTCGGTCAAGGGCAGTTCGACATCGGGCGTGGTTACGTTCATCGATTTTGCCGATAGTGCATTTTCACAGTGCGGCGCCATCAACTGCGATCAGGGTGCACATACAACCTCCTACCAGACATCGTCTGACGCCAGGGCAAAACCGAACCGCGAATTGATGACGGTGGCGGCGGCGATCGACGTGCTGTCGCGCCTGACGATCTGGGATTTTGACAAAGACGGCAACCATATTCGCGGTGTCGGCGTGCTGGCGCAAGAGGCGTATGAGGTGCTGCCGCGCATGGTGATGAAGGGCGACGACAATCCAGATCTGCAGCCGGGCGACGAAGGCTATGTCGGGTGGTCCGCCGAAAGTTCCTACCCGGTGCCGTATCTGATCGTGGCGTTGCAGGAGGCGCTGCGGCGGATCACCACGCTGGAAACCATGGCGGCCGGCAAGTGACCTTGCCGCTGCTGGTAATGATCATCTTGCATTCCGCCACCGGTACCGAAATCGACTTGAACAGCAACGCGATCACCAATCTGCGCAACCCTGAGCCGGGGAACGGTGCCTTTAGCCCTAACGTGAAATGCCAGGTCAACATGGTGGACGGAAAATTCATCACCGTTACCGAACGCTGCGAGCAAGTGCGGAGGATCATGGAAGGGAAGCACAAATGAAACAGGCGTTATTGCTGGGAATGCTGGCGCTGCTGTCGGGCTGCGTCACCACCGACCGCGAGGTGACGGCCTATCTGGAACGCTACTATAGCCGCGCCGAGGTGGATGCCATCAACGCGCAAATTTCTTGCAGGCAATTGGCGCACAATCTGGTGCAGATCGCGCGTTGCAACAATGGGAGGATCCAATAATGGGCATCCTGATCAGTTTCCTCAACCTGATGCTCTACATCGCGATCATTTGCCTGATCGCCTATGTGATCCTTTGGGTGATCCAGGGATTTTTCGGCTGGGCGATCCCGGCCAACGTCATGAAATTCGGCCAGATCATCGTGGCGCTGTTGTGCCTGATCGCGATCGTGGTGTGGCTGTCGGGCATCCTGGGAGGTGGTGCCGGCCTGCCGCACTTTTGGAGCTACCGATAGTCCGGTGGCGCCGTTGCCACCGCTCGACACCGGACCACCGCCGATCTGCAAGGGCTGTTAGCGCGGCCAGTGATGGCGCAATTTGCCGATGATCCGAAACGCCTGTTGTTTGAGCTCGCTATCCTGGCGGCCGGCGGCCATCACCTCACACTCTAGCTTGCGCAAGAACGCATCGTTGAGGAAGGTGGGCAATGGCGCATGGTTGTAGTCGTCGAGCTCGAGCTCGATCGCGGCGAGCACGTTGTCGAGGTGATCGGATCCGGCTTGCTTGAACGGGTTCGGCAATATGGTTTCGTTGATCATTCACCCCCCCCCCCCCCCGTTAACCCTTTGCTAACGTTTGGATCCCGCTTGTAGGCAATCCGCAGATGGTGCGGGCAATAGGACATGCCGCGCAAGGTGCGACCACCGCAGAACTCGATGGCGGGCGCAAAGGTCGGGCCTAACGGCCAGCGGCACCGCCTGGTGCCGAGCTCGACCAGCGGACAGGGATCCATAGCTAACCGGTCCAGGCTCGGCGGCAATGGTTTCGACTGCATTGTCTTGATCCGCTTGCGTTTTGGTGGCGGCGCGCGGCCGACCTTGCGAGGTGGGATTATATAATCGGTTTTCGGTTCCAATTGAACACCGGCGCGCCGTAGCCTCGACAATTTGCCGCAAACCGCGTTGCGGGTGCGGCCGAGCACTTTGCCGGCCTGGTACGCCGAATGATCCTGCCAAAGCAATTCCAACGCGGCGACATCGGCCGGCGTCCAATCCCGATCGCGCATAGCGATGCGACCTTTCTCCGCTTGATCTGCGGAACGGCAAGAAAAGCCTTGCTTTGGCTTCCGATATAAAAAAATTGAAAATTTCACTTTACGAAGCAGTCGGGAAGTAATTCAAAAAAGAAAATCCTCAACGACTGCTTCGTCAAGTCGCAATTTGTAACAAAGAGCGTCAACATGGCGATCATTTCGGTTCCGGTGACGGATCGCGCGCAATGGCTGAAGCTGCGCCTGCCCAATGTCGGCGCCAGCGAAGTCGGCGCGCTGTTCGGAATTCACGATTATCTGACGGGGTTTGCGCTCGCCGCCAAAAAGCTCGGCCGGCTCGCCGACGAACCTGACAACGCCACGCTGGAACGCGGGCGCGACCTGGAACCGATCGCGGCAAAGAAGCTGGCGCGAATCCGGCCGGATCTGATCCAGGAAAAAGCCGAGCACTATTTTTACGATCCGGAACTGAAATTCGGCGCCACGCCGGATCTGTTCGTGTTCGATGAGCGCGACCGCCGCGGCGTGGTGCAGATCAAGACGGTGATGCCTGGCGAATTCGCGCGCAAATGGCACGGTGACGCCGGCACCATCATGCCGCCGCTGTGGATCGCGCTGCAGGCGATGACCGAACAGCATTTCACCGAAAGCGAATTCGCGCTTGTGGCCGCGCTGGTGCTCGACAGCGACTTGCCGCTGCATGTGGTCGAGGTGCCGTATATGCCGTTGCTGATGACGGAAGCGGAGGCAAAGGTGGCGGCGTTCTGGCAGATGATCGCGGCCGGCGAATTGCCGGATCCGGACTATGGCCGCGACAGCGAAGCGATCAAGGCGGTGTTTGCCACCGATGACGGCGGCGAGCTCGATCTTACGGCCGACAACGAACTGCCGGAAATCGTTGACCAACTGGAAGCCTTGAAAATGGCGCGCAAGACCGCCGAGGAAGGGATCGAGCAAGCGCAAGGCAAGATCCTGCACCGGCTCGGCAACGCGCAACGCGCCAGGTATGCCGGCGGGATGATCACCGCCAAGACCGAACACCGCAAAGCCTATCAGGTGGCGGCGAGCACGCGGCGGCCGTTGCGGATCAAGCCCGATCGGGAGAAAGCCGCATGAACAAAAACGAGATCGCCACGCTAAAGCTGCAACTCGACACCATCAAGCCGCAAATCGTGGCGGCGTTGCCGCCGCATATTTCCTACGACAAGTTTGAAAGCGTGTTGAAAACCGCGCTGCAGATCAACCCGGAATTACTCAATGTCGATCGGCGTTCGCTCTGGCTCGCCTCGACTAAGGCGGCGCAAGACGGGCTGCTGCCGGATGGCCGGCAGGGCGCGCTGGTGATCTACAAGGACAAAAGGCGCGGGGCGATCGCGCAATGGTTGCCGATGATCGCCGGGATCCGGCAGAAGGTGCGCAACTCGGGCGAGGTGGCGACCTGGGAAGTGCACACCGTGCACGAAAAAGATCGCTTTGAATATCAACTCGGCGACCATCCGCGGATCGAACACATACCGCACCGCGGCGCCGATCGCGGCCAGATCATCGCCGCCTATTCGATCGCGGTGCTCAAGGGCGGCGACATCTCGCGCGAGGTGATGTGGATCGATGAGATCGAGGCGATCCGCGAAGGCTCACGCGCCGGCAATAGCGGGTCGTGGGTGAGCCACTACGGCGAGATGGCAAAAAAGACGGTGGCCAAGCGTCACGCTAAGGTGCTGCCGATGTCGAGCGATTTGGATGAGATGTTGCGCGCCGGCGATGAGGATCCCGAACCGGCGGCGGCGCCAGGGCGCAACCTGACCGACGCGCTCAACATGATCGCAGGCCTGCCGGAAGGCAAAGGCGACGTGGTGCCGGCCGAGCCGGAAAACGAACAGGTCGCCGCGATCTTGCAACAGGCCGATCTGATCGAGGCGATCGACGCGGCCGAGGAGGCGGCCAAGTCATGAAAGCAACCGCAAGGCTGGGCGAGCTCGCCAGGGTGTTGAAGGCGGCCGGCCGATCGGGCCATCCGGTGCGCCAGGTCACCATTGACAGTAACGGGCAAATCAAGCTGACGTTTGGGGCAGACGGCGCCGACTGCGTCGAGGGTACAAAAGGGGAACCGAACGAATGGGACGACCTGCTGCAACGGCCAAAGTAAGGCTGCCGAAATACGTCAACGCCTATCTCGATCAGACCGGTCAACCGCGGCACTATTTCCGCCGCGCCGGCGCCAAGCAGACGGCGTTGCCAGGTTTACCGTGGTCGGCCGATTTCATGGCGGCCTATGCCCGCGCGCTGGAAGATTACCGCGCGCCGGTGCGGGCGCCGATCGGATCCGGCGGGACGCTGGCCGGCACCGTCAATGCCGCGGTGGTGGCCTATTATCAATCGAGCGCGTTTTCGGTCGAGCTCGCCAAGGGCACGCAAGGGCCACAGCGGTCGCTGATCGAGCGGTTCCGCACCGAACACGGGACTAAGCGGATCCGGCTGCTCGAACGCAAGCACGTGCAAGCCTACATCTCTAGCCTCGGATCGGCCGCGGTACAGCGCAACATGCTGCGCGCGCTCCGACACTTTCTGAAATATGCCGTGACCGCCGGGATGATCGCCGAGGATCCGAGCGTCGGTGTATCCAGGATCAAGATGAAATCAACCGGCGGGTTCTATGCCTGGACCGAGGATGACGTTTCCCGCTTCGAGGCGGCGCATCCGATCGGATCCCAGGCGCGGCTCGCGCTGGCGCTCTACCTCAACCTCGGGGTTCGCAAAAGCGACGTGGTGCGGATCGGGCCGCGGTCGATCCGCAACGGTGAGTTGGTGGATTTCGCGCCGCAGAAAACCAGCCACAACAACGGCAAGCTGATCACGGTGCCGCTGCTGGAAGAAACCAAGGCGATCCTGGCGGCCACGCCGGTGACCGGCACCGATGCCTACCTGGTGAATTCCTGGGGCAAGCCATACACCGCGGCCGGCTTTGGCAACAAGATGCGCGAATGGTGCGATGCCGCCGGCCTGCCGGAATGCACCTCGCACGGCCTGCGCAAGCTGTGCCTGATCCGGCTGGCGGAAGCCGGCTTTTCGGCGCCGGCGATCGGCTCGATTTCGGGGCACAAGGACCTGCGCGAAATCCAGACCTACATCGACGCCGCCGACCGCAAAAAGATGGCGCGGGCCACGATCGCCGCGGTCGAGGCGGCACGAAAAGCGAACACCGGATTGCCTAATGCACAAAGCCTGTTAGGCAATTCGGCGAAAAAGACCAACAATATCAAGGGTAAAAACTGAGGGTGGTGAGCGCGGAGGAAGTCGCACATTCCTAGGAAATCAATGACTTACGATTGCCTAATGGCATTTCGCGGGCGTTGAAACGTCATAGGTTTCTTGGAAAGTGCCTAATCCTTCGATGCCCATTGCCCTCGAAAAAGAGGGCGAGCCATGAGCCGAGCCTATGTCGCGTTCTACATGGGAGACTATGCCAGGGACACGCAAGAGCTCTCGACGCTGGAACACGGCGCCTATTTCCTCTTGCTCAATCAATGCTGGGTGCACGGCTCGCTCCCGTCCGATCCGGCCAGGCGCGCGGCCATTGCCAAGCTGACGTCGCGGGAATGGCGCAAGGTGGCGCCGGCGGTCGAGCGGTTCTTCGATGAGGATGGCCGACAGAAACGCGCCACCACCGAAATCGAGAAAGCCGATCGGGCTCGGGAGCGTCATGCGCTGGCCGGCCACAAGGGCGGAATGGCCAAGGCTCGCTCTAGCTACGCTACAGCCGGGCCACAGCGGGGCCACAAGCCTCGCCACAGCGGGGCTGTAGCATTAAGAGAAGATATAACTAAAACCTTTTCTGGAACCGCGCGCGAGCAAGAAAGCGGCTCGGCAATGCAAGGCGTTGAAAAACCTCAGATCGCAACCGGCAGTCTTGCCGAGGTGATCGCCGCAAAAGGCTGGGTGAAGCCATGACGGGGAGAGATCTTGAGCTCTGTCTGATCGCGCTGCGCCGGATCCGCTCGCTCGACCCAAAAAACGTCGCAACGCAAGCCCGGCAGATCGCGATCGAGGCGCTGATGCAGGTGGAACGTCCAGAAGGTGCAAAGCCATGCTGACCGCCGGCCGCAATTATCCTGGTTACGCGATGCGCGATTTGCAGCGCGAAGCCGAGGCCGAGGTTGTGATGAGGCGCCGCATCTATGAGAACCGCGTGCTGACCGGCCGCATGACGCGGGCACAGGCCGACAGCAAGATCCGCAAGATGGAAGCGATCGCCGCACACTTGGCCGAGCTCGCCGACCGGGAGCGGCTGCTTTGACGCAACTCGACCACGCCACCGCACCATCGCCGGCCTGGACGGCGAACAAGGTGCGATCGCGGCTGGTCGAAGCCAAGCAAGTCGAAATGCGAATGCCAGGCCAGGGACAGCGCAAGCTCGGCTCGGCCTGGCCGGCAACGCCGCTGCACTCGTTTCACGATATGATGTTTTGGGATGACGCGCGCGATCGCGTGCTCGATCAATGGGCCGCGGCCAAGGGCGCCTATCCACATGAGGTGAGTTTAATGGAACAGGCGCTCGATTGGCTGCGATGGCTCGACAGCGGCGAGCGGCGATGCC